CATCAAATAATGATGCACCGTAATCATCTGTGCTTTCACCCCCACTAATTATTCTAGCAGCCTCAGGAATACAAGCATCTATCCATTCAATTAAAATATTCACATCCTTTAAACCCATCATATGAAGTTTCCAACCAGTCTTTTGACCACCACCCATTACATTTTGTACTTCTTGCAAGTTATTACAAACTGTATCATATAGGGTAGGATTTATTTGTTCTCCTTGCCAGTAATCTTCAGCATAAAAATTCATTATTCAAAGGGTAAGTGTGGTCTATTAAATTTAATTCTAAACTTTCTTAATAATCTATCAATTGCAAAGTCTCCTCCACCATAACATAGAATACAGAATGCTCCACCAAAGTATAATATTAGAAGTTCAAGTAAGTAAATGTTAAAACCAGCTGTAACAACTGCGTGATATATTGCAACTGATATTGTTCCAACAATAGATAATGCACCAAGTCTTGTAAGCAATCCAAATATTATTAACCAACTACCATATATTTCAGAGTAGGCAGCGATGTAAGATAAGAATATTGGGAATGGTAATCCAAGAGGTCTTACAAAAGCATCTGCAAAATTTTCGATGTCTGCTGTTTTTTCATATCCGTGATGTATCAACATCGTTCCTATTGATAATCTTAAAATTAATAAACCAAAAGATTTAATCATTTGAATTCACACTCCACCATAATTTCTGTTAACGCTGCCAAAAGATTAATTTCTTGATCTGCGACGAACGCAATTTGATACTGATATTTTGCAATAATAAGGACAGCAGCAGGTATACTGCGATGCTCCAAGGAATCATATAAGCTATCGTAAATACGACGCAATAACATAGAAGTGTCGTTGTCCAAGTTGGCAACAACCCACTTACGAACTTCCGAAAAGTTTTTTTGTTTGAGATTTTTAATGAGATCATTTACAGCAACATCTGAAAATGCAGCAAGTATGCCACTATCTATTTTACCACTAACTGCATATCTTTGACACTCATTAAGAACTCTTCTCCAATCTGGAAAATGTTTATTAATAAGTTCTGCAAGAACTTTCTTATCTGCCTCTACTTTTTCTTCTTCTAGAATAGAATTTAATCTTGCGAAGAATTGTGCAGCTATTGTTGGTTTGTCTTTTTTATTAACTGAGAAATCAACAACAGAACACCGACTATGTAAAGGGTCGATAATTTTGTTTTTGTAATTACAGGTAAAGATAAACCTGCAGTTTCTGGAGAACTCCTCAATAGACGCTCTGAGAAGGAGCTGTACGTCGGAAGTGGTATTGTCTGCTTCGTCAATGATGATGACTTTATGTTTCGACTCGCTTGTAAGAGAGACGGTAGATGCGAAGTTCTTTGCGTTTGTCCGAACAGTGTCGAGAAAGCGTCCTTCATCCGATCCATTAATGACATAATAGTCTGCTCCAAGTTGATTACATAATGCTTTTGCAACTGTTGTCTTACCAATACCCGGTGGGCCTGATAGCAACATGTTTGGTATTTCACCTGCAGTTAAGAAATCTTGAAATGTTTTCTTAATACCATCAGGAAGAATACACTCATCAATTGTTTTGGGTCTGTATTTTTCAACCCATATAAAGTCACTCATAACCAAGCAGGTTTACGATCTGGTTTCCTAAGATAATTATCGCATACCCAAGGTTTAGATGCAATGTATCTTTTATACTTCGTTAGAATATCAATACTTGAATCATGCTTGAACTCATCAGGGCCTGCAAATGCAAATGGTGTTGCCTCTTTGTGACAATCTAATGTCTTACCTGTATGTTTTTCAAATACTTCTTCTGCAGCATTCATTGCAGTTTGACAAGAATGTATTTTACCATATCTGGTTTCATACTCATTAAGTAAAGCAAATCCATGCTGAATTAACCATGCAGTATTTGCAACGCTTTCTGCTGCCCATATTGTACATGGGTGTCCACGAAAAGCACCCTTCTCTGTATTATATGGAGTGCCATCTTTCTTAGGTAATAAATCATTACCCCAGTTGAAATACCATTTTGAATAGACCACTGCCAACATCTGACAAGTCTCTAATGGCATCTTGACAATGTGTTTGTCAGGCAAAACTTCTGCCGACTTCACAGGGTCAGGATCTGTCACAAAAATATTCATAATAAAAAGGTTTATTCCTCTACATCATATTCTATCGTAATTACTTTACTTTGTCCACCATTACTATTAGATCTTAATGATTTTTCCATAGTTCCTCCCAATTCTTCAACAAGAACTTCTATTTGTTGAATGATTTGTTCTTGCAATTCTTCTTCACTCATTTTTTCTCCTTCTTCATCCACTGCTCTTTCATGTATTGTTCTCTACCATCTTCTGTAAAAACATTCTTTTCATAATCATATAAAGGATGTGGTGCAGCACTTACAACAGGATTCTTAGATTCGTTTTTGATGACAATAAATTTGTCCTTTGCAAAAGTTCCTGCAATCTGAACTTTTATTTCATCACCATCTTTCCAGTTTATTTCACCCTTCAGATTAGTATGAAGCATCGCTTCCTGTATTTGGTCAATAATTTCTTGTGTAAGTTTCATTCTACTATGTCAAAGTGCCATTTAATATGCTTTATATAATCAAATGTGCAACCAATATCTTTGTCGCACTGAATATCATATTTTCTATCACAAAGAAAATTTCTTAGTTCTTGAATCGATGAAAAAGAACCTTGAGTTTCAAAATTTTCGTTGTATAGAATGTACTTCATTTCTTTTTAAAGACTCCTAATTTTGTTAGGAGATAAAGTGCTAATGCTGTCCAGAAGACAACTTCTAATCCGATGTTATTCATTATGTAGATAACTGAATGATTTTAGAAATATCAATCACTGCAAAGAAAGAAGATACAAAAGCAATATCATATGCTTTACAGTTAATTGAAAATGGTAATACTAAAAGATTACCAAAAAGTCTAGCAGTACAACCAGACTTAACATCAACATATAAGACTAGAAAATATCCTAATATTAAAAGAATACTCCCTATCAATCGACATCTATTAATAGCGGTCATTGAAACGTTGAGTCAGGTTCGAGTGCTATGTAGTAAGTAAGATTTAACTTACTATTTGTAAATTTAGATAGTAACTTAGAAGATACTACAACATCATATGAACCGGGAATGATTCTGATGTTTTCAACCTTGAAATTAAAAGTAAAGTTATTATCTGTTTCTCCTACAGTAACTGCATATTCGTTTGATGTATCATTCTTTTTATCACGAACAATTAATTTAACTACACCATTACCACCTACTACTGCAAGATCAGGTAATTGATAAACTGCTGCTGCCTTTAAAAGTTTTTCTAATGAACTACTATCAAGTTGAAAACATGCATCCTGTGATGGAAGAGATATCTCTTTCTCAGGTGGTGCAATAATAACTTGTGGATCTGCAAAGAAATATTTTACCTTTCTTCTACCCTCACGAATCGTAAGATATGTTTCTTCAGAAAAATCAAGATCAGGATCTTGATGTAGACTTAATCCATTTAGAAACTGATTCAAATCATAGATTGCAACGTCTCTTGGAAAGTCTTCTGGAATCTCTGCTTCGGCAAGAATATTCTTTGCAACAGATATCGTGCGAAGTTGATTACCTTTCTTCACAAGGATTGAATTATTAATTCCTGCAAAATTCTTGAGGATACCTAAAGTGTTGTCACTTAAATTCATTGTCATAATTGTTAAGGCATTTGTTCAAAATTTCCTGATGGCATTGATGGTTCGCCATAGTGATTATCGAAGTGTAATAATAGCATAGCATAATGTATGACTTTCATCAAGTCCTTCTTATTCTTTCCGTCTTTGTTTCCATATCTACTTCCATACTTAAGTATGTTTGCCTGACAGAATGCAGATGCAAGTTCTTTTGATGCCATCAAATCAATCGTCTGAACATTACGATATTCATGAGACTTGCCTGTATAATGTCCTTGATATGTTCCAGAAACATATTCTTGAATATCTTTTAGAATCTCTTCTTCATGATATTTAAAATAATGTGCCATTGGTTTTTCTTCTGTAAAATAATGTGAGTACATATCGTCTATGTCTGACATAGAATCGATTTCATAATCAAGTCCATTACAATCTTCTAAATCATCAGATAATTGTGGTGGCCATGGACTACCAGGTGTCCACTCATATCCACCATTTTCTTCAATTTCTTTTTGAAGTCTTTCGTAGTATGCGTCGTCTTTCACAATAGGATACTCCTCGTCAAATGTTCCATTTAGAATGGATGCTGCGAGACTCCAAGCATTAGTCATAAGAGAATAGAAAATCATTTACTAGACTCTCTGCTTTTTGTTTTCCAAACTTACCAGATAAATATCCTGATACTGGATCAAGTTTAGTCATATATGCATCGAAGTCTTTATACACACTGGTATCAGTTCCAGTTGGTTTCTCTAATTCTACCATCTCTTTGTACTTTGTCAAGTATTTGGTAAACATATCAAGATGTTCATCTACCTCACTCATCGTACACTTTGCAATGTAAACATTTTCAGAGAAATGATTACCAGGTTCAAAGAATCGATAATCTCCTTTACTCTTTGGTAATCCATCTACAGAGAACAAATAATTTTCTACTGGATGTTGAAAGTCAAAAACTATGATGACTTTCTTATCAAAGAATCCCATCAAGTCCATACCAAAACAAGGAAGATTACTACCAGTTTTAGGATAGATTATATTGTTGTAAATACTGGATTTATCATTCCATATTTCTACAACTCTTGATTTGATTATGTAATCGTTTTTAAAAACTTTTGCAGAAAGCACAGTGCCTTTGGATTCCCAATCTGCCCAAGGATGGGCAAACTGGAGATCAAAGGTGTCGTGCAATACTTTCTTGTAATTAACCCACAGATTCATTCTTCTCTGGCATGTCGAACTTATCATCTACTTTATCATATAATTCCAAGAATGATTGTTTTGTTTCATCATCGAAACGATTGATACAAGTTTGAATCGCTTTTGCTTTGTTCTTGAAGATAGCATATGCATTTAGTATATGAACTAAACGTCTTGTGCTGATGATCTCTTCAATACCACCATCATAAAATGTTTTACGAATGATGTCTGCCCAATCAACAAGTCTCTTACAGAATTCAACATCCTTAACACCAAGTGTAGATGCAATATTCAAAAGAATCTTGTTTTCATTTGTTGTTGAAGGATATGATTGCTCAAAGGTTACTGGGAATCTTTCAAGGAAGGCTTCGTTGAGCACGTTAGTTCCAATAAAGCGTCCGTCGTCTGAACCTTTACCCTTAGTATTTGCGGTGGCAAGTATGTTGAATCCTCTGGCGGGTCTAACGAATCTGCCAATCTTCTTAAGGAAAACTCCATTTCCCTCAAGGACGCTCTGAAGGCAGAGGATTTTGTTAGAGGCAAGGTCGATTTCGTCAAGGAGCAAGATTGCACCTCGTTCGAGTGCTTCGATAACGGGTCCGTTATGCCATACTGTGGCACCATCAACAAGACGGAAACCGCCAATAAGATCGTCTTCATCTGTTTCAATAGTAATGTTTACACGAATAAGTTCTCTACCTAACTGAGCACAAGCTTGTTCTACAGAGAACGTTTTACCATTACCAGATAATCCAGTAATGAATGTTGGATAGAATTGTTTTGATTGTATTACTTTCTTAATGTCTGCAAAGTTTCCAAACTTGAAGAATGTTTCATCAATCTCAGGAACTAAATTCTTTTCTGATGCAGGTAATACTGCAGGAGAATTGTAGGACTTCTCAATGTTTTCCACTGCTGCAGATGTAACTTCAAGATTCCACTTTCCTTTAGATACTTTATAGTTTGATAACTTCTTAGTAACTGTTTGATAAGTGATATCATTCATAGCACAGAATGCTTTGATATCTGCTGTGGTAATTTCTGTACCGTAAAGATTCTTGAGTTTTTCGATTGCTTGCTCAGAGGTCATTTTTAATTCAAAAGGCATAATAATAAAGTGTTGTTTCTTAACTATGTTATTATTATAGTCAAAAAAAGGGGTTGATGAAACCCCTTGTGTGCCACTTTATTAACTGGTTTACATTGTCTCCATATATTCAATATGCTCTTGTAGTTGTTTAACTAATTTATTTTTACTAAATCTTCTATCTAATTCTATACCTATAGTACGACCAAAATTTTCCAGTTCTAGTTTTGACATAGACTCAAAATCAAGAGGTGGTGGATTCACTGATTCTTCCACAGACGCAGGTGCTGTATCTGGAACTGAGGTGGTAGTAACATTTTCATATGCGGAGTGAACTTCACCTGTCGTTAATAGTTCTGTAAAACGTGTCATTCTTCTGTACTTGCTTCGGGTTCTGTTACAGGTTCCTCTTTAGGTTCTGCTTCAACCTTTGGTTCTTCTTTTGGTGCATACATTTTTGCATATGCATCATACATTGCTTTCGCTTCCTTTGATGATATTCTAGGTACCATAGTATTACTTGTAATGTATTTTTATTTATCAGGCTACCAATTCTATAAATTCACTTAATATCTTTTTATTCATCTTCTTACCTTTAAGACTCTTTGCAAATGCTCTCTTAATCTCTGCTTTAGTTGCATCTTCTTTGACAACTAATTCTCCGTCATTGTTTAGAGCAGATGATGCCATACCAAAGTAAGTATGATATCCAGATGTAGTGATTGCAAAAGACCTTTCTTTCTTCCAACGATGCATCATTTTATTTGACGCTTCAGTTTCATATCCACAGTACCTACGAATGAATGAACCACCTTCTCTACTTGGAAGAACACGAATACCAATAAAATTAGTTTGTGGAAAGTTATCTCTTAGGTTATGAAGTAACATATCTGTACATTCATATCTACTAGAGTCTTTTGAAATATAAGTTTTACCTAATTTACGGTCACGCAATACACAGTTTTCTCCAAAGTAGTTTGTACCCATATATGGTTCATCTTCCCAACCTCTTTGAACTTCACGATGATACTTAAGTGGTTGACTTTCTCCATCTGTAAGAACTACACATTGTACTTTCTCTGCACCAGTTTTCTTTTGAAACTGAGGAAGTAGTTGATGTAAAGAAACCATTGCTTCGTTTAAAGGTGTTCCAGATAATCTATATCCATATGGTACATCTAAGTAAGGTGTACTTTGTGTCCAATCAAATACACAGGCAGACCTCCAGATATTAATCATATGCGTATCTAAATCCTTTATCTTAGTTTGACTACTGAACATATTCAATAGAGCAAAATTATTTCCCACTTCTGCCATCATATCTTTTGGTTCATAGAAAGTCTCTCTATTTGCATACATTGCAGGTCTAGGATAATCATTTGAAAATGCATAAACTTCATAAGGTATTTGCACTTTGCGACAGAACCAGATAAGATTGTAGAGTTGCTTCAATGTATCCATCATTACATTATTCATTGAACCAGACCAATCAAGAATGAATACTAATCCGTGATTTTTACCATCTGGAACTACTGAGACTTTTTTGAACAAGTCTTCATTAAATTTGTAAGTGTGTAATACAGCTGTATCGAGAATACCAGTGCGACTAGTAGTAGCACGGGCATAAGCTCCTGCAGATTTTTTACACTCGAATTCTTTGACAAGATAGTTTACCTCCTTTTGTGCTGATTTTTTGAATGCATAGAAATCTTTATCTAATACTTCAAATGGGTCATAGGACTCTGGTATTCTCTCAGGATTACAAAGTGAAATAAAGTAGTTTGGATTATCTTTGAACTGACTTTGTACTCTTGTATTTAAATTAGTCCAATGCTCTTCAAACTGTTCATGAACCCTCTGATTTGATATTACTACTTGATTTATATCTACTTTTGGTAATTCAATGTAATGATTCTCACGACCACC